GCAGCTTCTATGGCGGAAACTTTCCAGCTGGTTCATCACCGTCGTATCAAGACTACTTTAGTGCGACTAGCACTGGTACACCTGGTTTTCCATCCTATAGACCAAGCATGCTACCCTGGCATGAGTATTTCAAAGAAGCGAAACTGTTCCGCGACCCGCTCGGTGCCATGAGGCAGCGGGCAAAAGTCGTCGGATCAGGGACGTATGTCTATGACTACACATGCAATGGGTACTTACTTGGCCTTCGGGTGGATATTAGCCAGTGGCACCACCTCGAAGCTGATGACCCAACTCAAAAGGCCATCAGTCGTCTAATTGACGAAGTCAAACTAGGCAAGGCGCAAGCCGCGGTTAGTATGGCTGAAGCTCATAAGACTGCTGCCCACGTTGCGCATACCGCGCAGCGCGTTGCTGAGGCGCTTTTGGCCCTCAGACGTGGCAGATTCGGGGATTTCACGACGGCTCTTGGAATAAGCGTCTCTAAAGTGAAGGTGCGTCAGTTCTATACCGGCCTGCGAAAAGCTGGCGGGAAAAAGAACGAAACGTTCCGATACGATAAGAGAATGCCTCTAGCCAAAGAGCAACAGGAAAGTCGTTATCACGATTTCCTTGCTAAGTCGTGGCTCGAGTACAGTTATGGCTGGAAACCGCTGCTAAAAGATGTGTACGACCACGCGGAAGCGTTGTCGTCTACTCTAATAGCGACGAATTTCCATGTCAGAACTGCCCGAGGAAAAGCGAAATCCGACAAACAGAGTGATGTGATGGTTCCTGCTCAGCAGTTCCGCCATCACTATACTCCTCGATCCACGAAGTGGGTCGAGTTTGTCGTTCAGTATCGCTTACCCGAAGGGGCTGTGAACCCGATGACTGCCTTCGGTATGACCAATCCGTTACTAGTGGCTTGGGAACTCGTTCCCTTTTCGTTTGTAGCCGACTGGTTTCTACCTGTGGGTCAAGCTCTTGAAGCCTTAACCGGTTATCAAGACCTTAGATTCATGCGAGGCATGAAAATGGTAAGACACGTTTTCACTAACCATGGAACCGTTTTACCGTCGGTTAACAGTTACAATGCGGGGGGGACCATTTATACTTGCGAGTCCGTTAGTTGTCAAGCGACCGTGGATCATGTGGGCATAGCCCGCACGTACCTAGCCGACTTTCCAGCTTTCGGGTGGCCGAAGTTTAAAGATCCCCGTAGCGTGTCGCATGCAGCCTCGGCTCTTGCACTGC